ACAAAAGATAATATCTACAGGGAGGATTAAACATGCTTGATGAAGTATTGAAGGTACTTGGAGTTGAAAAACTTGATGAGGCTCAGCAAACGGTAATATCTGAAAAGATTGAAACCATGATTGAGATCAAATCAAGGGAGCGTGCCGATGAACTTCTGAAGGAAGAAAAAGAAGCCTTAGTAGAGGAATATGAGGCCAAATTTGAAGATTACAAGAAGGATATTACTTCTAAATTTTCAGATTTCGTTGATTCAGTCCTTGACGAAGAACTTGAGATTCCTGAAAAAGTTTTGGAATACGCTAAGAAAGGCGAACTGTATTCAGAATTAATTGAACAGTTCAAAATCAAGTTAGCTATTGATGAGGGAGCTCTTGATGAGGAAGTCAAGGGATTGCTGAAAGAAGCCAAAGAAGAAATTGTAAGGCTTAAAGGCGAAATCAACGGTCATATAGCTAAAACAATGGAGATTAAAGAGGATGCCAAAACAATGGCTGCTCAGCTTTATCTTCGCAAGAAATGTGACGGTCTGCTTGAGTCACAGAAACAAAAGGTTTTCTCTTTGATTGGAGACATAACCGACAAAGCAGAAATTGACAAAAAATTCAAATATGTTACGGAAAACATTTTAGGTGACGCCGTTGAACCTGGCACTGAAGAAGCGCCTGGTGAATCAGCTTCAAACGTAAATGTATGTCCGAAATGTGGTGCAATCATGTCAGCAGACGGTGAAAATGGGACAATGACATGCCCTAAATGTGGTGCTGGTATGGAAGATGCGGTAGCAAGTGAAGTGCCCGCAGCTACTGATGGAAACGGTCATCTTGAACTGAATCCTGAAGTAAAAACAGAATCAGTTATTACTGAATCTACTTCACCTTTTGATGCTATGAAAGCAAATTGGGTTCGTATGCTGAAAGAGAACAAGTTATAAAAATTTTTAAAAAGTAAATTAGGAGGATAAAAAATGGATTTAAAGAATTTGGTAGAAAAATGGAAAGACATCCTTGAAGAAGGCGGAAAAATCAAAAATCCTAAAGTCCTGAAATCAACAGCATTGATGCTGGAAAATGAAATGGGATACCTTAACGAAGCTGGTAATTACAGTGTAGTTGGTAGAACATTAGCCAATGGTTATGGTACTGTCGGAACAACTGGAAACGGTGACTTCCATCAGATTGCTATCCCAATGGTTCGCAGAACATTTCCTGAATTGATTGCTCATGATATCGTTGGTGTACAGCCAATGACAGGCCCTGTTGGATTAGCATTTGCTCTCCGTTATAGAGCAGGTGGAGATAGAACATACACCCCACAGACAAAACCTTTGGGAAGTGAAGATTGGCAGTATTCCGATGAACTCGGATACAACGCTATTGACCCTTGGTATTCTGGTGACAACACCACATCAGCTGGTTTCATAACATCAGCGGGTGAACTTTTGGGTTCAACAGCAGTTGCTAACCTTTCAGCTAATGGTTTAGGTCTTGGAGTTGGTTCATATGCCGCTATTCAAGAAGTAAACATGACAGTTGAAAAAGCACAGGTCGAAGCAAAGACCCGTAAATTGAGAAGCAGATGGTCATTGGAAGTTGCTCAAGATTTGAAGGCTATGCACGGTCTTGACCTTGAAGAAGAAATGATGGACATTCTTGCTTATGAAATTACGGCTGAAATTGACCGTGAAATCATCAACAAAGTAAATTCTGTCGCTGTTTCTTCAACTTGGGATTATACATCTTCAACTGAACAAAACACTGACGATGCAAGATGGCAGGCAGAAAAATATCGTACCCTTTACAATAACATTGTGAGAAAGGCCAACCTTATCGCAATCAATACTCGTAGAGGTGCTGGTAATTTTGTCGTAGTATCACCTATGGCATGTGCTGCTCTCGAAGGATTGTCATCATTCGTTTTGTGGCCAGTTGATGGTCAGGTAAACTCATTGGTGACAGGAGTTTCCAAGATTGGTTCATTGGATGGTCGTATCACTGTTTACAGAGATACATTTGCCACCGCTGATTATGCTACCGTTGGATATAAAGGCCCATCTGAATACGATGCAGGTATTATCTATCTGCCTTACATTCAGTTGTTAGTTTCAAAGACAGTCTTTGAACAGTCATTCCATCCAACCGTAGGTTTGATGAGCAGATACGCTCTGCATGAACACATTTTTGGTTCAAAACTGTATTACCAGAAAATTAACATTGTTGGTCTGCCTAACTAAGGTAGAGTAACATAAGGTAATAGAACCCCTGTGAACCGAAATTCACAGGGGTTTTTTATTGGAAAATAAAAGTTTTTGTATGTTGACATACGACCTCAATTTATGTAAATATATTATAGGAGGTTTATATGAATTTAAGAAATATTGATGGAACACAAGTAACGTATAAAGAAGGCTCACATAAAAAAATAATATTTGATTGTGATGTATGTGGAAAATCCATAGAACAATCATACAGAAATTACAATAAACAACAAAATGGTAAATATTGTAGAAATTGTAGAAATAAGCATACAGCAAACAGAAATGATGTGAAGCAGAAACAATCTATATTAACCAAAAATAGATGGTCAGATATTGAATATAGAGAGAATATAACAAAAAAAGTATCGGAAGCGAGAAAAAAAGAATGGGCTGAAGGTAAGAGAACAGTAAGTAATAAAACATCATATAGCTTACTTGTGAGTCTTTTATTACGGGAAGGTTATTCACTCAAAACATCATATGATGATTATATGAAAAAAGGTTCGATTATATCTGTTATGTGCTCAAATGGCCATGTTTTTGATACAAATTACACAAGATTTGCATCTGGACATAGATGCCAAAAATGTAGAAAAGCAGATTTTGACAAAATATACAAATCATTTTCTGATGAAAATTATATATTGATAACGACAGAAAATGATTATTCTGATAATAAGCAGAAACTTGACTATATTTGCCCAAAAGGAACAAAACATTCTATATCATGGTCAAATTGGCAATTAGGCCACAGGTGTCCTTGTTGTAATGAAGGCATGTCGAAAGGTGAAAAAGAACTTTCTGATTTTATAAGAAGTTTGGGAATTGATATTGAATTGAAAAATAGAACATTGATACAACCATTAGAGTTGGATATTATTATACCATCAAAGAAAATAGCTATTGAATACAATGGTTTATATTATCATGGCATAAAAAAAGGTAATATTGATAAAAAGTATCATCTTAATAAATTATCAGAATGTAATAAAATAGGGTATAGACTTATTACTGTTTTTGAGGATGAATGGGTAACAAAAAGAGATATTGTTGAAAGACGATTAAGACATATACTAACAAATGAAAAAGGAATATTTGCTAGAAAATGTTATGTGACTGAAATTTCACCAAGAATTGCAAAAGAATTTATTGATAAGTATCATATACAGGGGTATACCACATGCACTGTAAAAATAGGTGCCTATTATAACCATCAATTAGTTGCTGTAATGACATTTGCAAAAGGTAGTGTGTCTAAAGGCGCAAAGAACGAGGATGGTATATGGGAATTGAGCAGGTTTTGTGTTTCATGTTCTGTCACTGGGATAGCCGGTAAATTACTTTCACATTTTGAGAGAAATTATAAACCAATAAAAATCTATTCATATGCAGATAGAAGATGGTCTAATGGTAACGTATATGAAAAAATTGGGTTTACTTTTAACTCATTTACATTGCCCAATTATTGGTATTTTAAGGATAATAAAAAACGACTCCATAGATTCAATTTTCGTAAAGATAGAATAAAACATTTGGCAACAAAAGATAATATGACAGAATGGGATATTATGCAGGAACAGGGGTATGATAAAATTTATGATTGTGGCAATATCAAATATATCAAAGTTTACAACTAATTACTAAATATGTATAATACATTATAGTGAGGATTGAAAATGGCAAATAATATAGACCTTGACGCTTTAGCACAAGAATTTAATATTGAGATTAATGAAGCTCTGGCAGATACTGAAATTCCATTGGATGAACTGGAAGCAACTGAAATGAGTGACCCTGATAAGGTATTATCAACAAATATCAAGAAAGCAAATGCTATATTGGATAGAATTATACAAGAAATAAATCGAAGGGGTATGGAAGCAAGGCTGGGCGAAGTTGCCGGACAACTTATAAACAATATAAATCAAGCCGCAAATCAAATATACACAAAAAATTTTTCGATGGGTGATTTACGACTGAAGAAAAAAATGGTAGAATTGAAGGAAAGATTAGCAGATTATAAGGAAAGGGAAGTAAGAATTAAAGAATTAACTGCTGGTTCTGGAAAGCAACAAGGGGGTGTGGTTAATCAAAATCTGATTATAACAGATAGAGAAACTGCTCTTAGATTAGCCAGAGAACAAATGGCACAAATTAAATTGTTAGAAAATACAAAAAAAGAAGATGTGGAGGCAAAAGGAGAAAATGATGGAAATGAATGATTTCAGAGATTTAATTATTAACCAGAGAGAGGGTACACCAGCAACAAACTGGAAAGGAACTATGCTGGAATATCTCATAAAAGTAAGGGACAATCCAGAAATAGCAACATTTGCTCCCGGCAGAATCTATAACATGATTATGTCATATGGCACAGAAGCTGTTGATGAATCACTTAAAACAAGGGGATATGAGGATTTAGTACGATATAAATTCTTTGATAATAAAATTTATGGTTCTTTGGAGGCAATACATGACCTTATGAAGTTCTTGAAGGCGTCAGCTCGTAGAACTGAAACTGGTAAGAGGGTTTTATTGATGGTAGGCCCAGTATCCAGTGGTAAGTCAACAATAGCTTCTCTTATCAAAAGAGGACTTGAAAATGATGTTATTGGAAAGTATGCTATTGAAGGATGTCCCATCCATGAAGAACCTTTACACCTTATTCCTATGGTCAATAGACCTGAATGGGAAGAAAAATTAGGTGTAAAAATAGAAGGAGAACTTTGCCCTGTATGTCAAATGAACATGAGGGATAAGTATTCTGATGAAAATGGCAAAATCAAGTGGGAAGATGTGCCAGTTAAGCAGATAAAGTTTTCCGAACAGACACGTACAGGAATTGGAACTTTTGTTCCGTCCGACCCAATGAATCAGGATGTTTCCGAACTTATTGGACGTGTCAATATGGCGAAGATTACTCGCTATACAGAAACTGACCCTAGAGGATACCAGTTCAATGGTGAATTACAAGTAGCCAACGGTGGTATGATAGAGTATATCGAACTATTAAAGTGTAGTACGAAACTGCACAATATTTTGATTACGGCAGCTCAGGAACAGTTGATTAAATCGCCAGGATTTCCACAGATGTATATCGATACATTAATTCTTGGACACACAAACTTTACTGAATATGATTCATTCAAATCTGATAAGAAGAATGAAGCGCTCTGTGACCGTATGTATTCAGTAGTCGTTCCGTGGAATTTGAGAGTCGATGATGAAATCAAGATTTATGAAAAGATGATTCGTGAGTCTGATTTCCGTGGTATACATATAGCTCCCGGCACATTGAAGGTGGCCGCTCAGTTTGCTGTACTTTCAAGGTTAGTACCGTCTACAAGAGTTTCCACTCTTGTTGAAAAGATGAAAATCTACAATGGTGAAGTAACCGAAGAAATGAAGAAACAGGAAATTGACCTCAAGGCATTACGAGAGGAAGGAAAGGCAAAAGGAGAGGGTATGAAGGGTATATCACCCCGATTCATCATCAATGCCTTGAATATTGCTCTTGGTATGAAAGAGGATAAGAAATGCATCAATCCTATTGATATCATTCGAGTTTTGAAAACAAATTTTGACCATCATGTTGGTATAACACCAGAGGAAAAGGAAAAATATATAGTTATGTTGATTGGTGAAAAGGATTCTGTAAGTTATGAATACAAACAGATGGCAAAGAAAGAAGTCAATATGGCATTTCTTACCGCCTATGAGGAACAGGCACAGTCACTGTTTGAAAATTATATCATCAATGCTTCTTCATATTGTAAGAAAGAAAAGGTTTATGATTCCATAACAGGAGAGTATTCAGAACCTGATGAAAAATTGATGAGACAAATTGAAGAATTTATTAGTGTTCCAGTGAACTCTAAAAATGAATTTCGTCAACAAATCTTTGTATACAAGGCATCACGCCTAGAAAGGAATCTGCCTTTTACATTCAAAGATTATGACCCATTGAGAACAGCCATCGAGAAAAAACTCATGTCTGACCTGAAAAATGTTGTATCGCTCACTATTGCTGACAAATCAGCAACGGACGATAAGTCGAAGAAAAGACGAAAGAGTGCTATCAACAAGATGAAGGAGCATGGATATTGTGAGACTTGCGCTGTTCAAGTATTGGCCTTCGTTGGTGAACTATTGCGGAGAGAGTCGTAATTATCCTTTATATATAAGGAATTTACCGAAGAAATTCTCAAACGAAAATATTTTATAAATACCTTCATAGATAAAAATATGGAGGCCATTTATGAAATATGATGAAGGGTTAAAAATATTACGATTCAATAGGAAAACAGGTAAGTGGTACAAAGATGGTGCAAAACCTGGCAACATGACTGTTTACTTATTGAGTGATGAACCGTGTGAGATATGTGGTGATACGTTTTTTTATTGTAGTGGAAATAAAGGAACGTGCTGTTCTTTGAAATGTAATACTCTAAAGAAAAATAAAATGTATGGTATTTCAGAAGAAACTGCTAAAAAGATAAGTAAAGCACATATTGGTATGATTGCTTCTGTTGAATCAAGAGTAAAACACAGCGAAACTAATAAGAAACTTGGTAAATGGTGTAAAGAAAATAATCCTTCATGGAAAGGTGGTGTAGATAGGCAGAAACGTCATGCTGAATATAGGTCGCCAGAATATAATTATTGGAGAAGAAAAGTTTTTGAAAGAGACCATTTCACCTGTGCTCTTTGTGGCAAAATAGGCGGGCGGATGCAAGCTCACCATATAAAAACAAGAGAAAAATATCCAGAATTGACGTTGGATGAAAATAATGGTATTACATTATGTAAAGGTTGCCACGAAATGATTAGGCACAAAGAAGAAAAATTTGAAAAAGTATTTGAGGATAAAGTTAATTAAGTATCCTATGGGTACTGAATATAGACCCCCACATAAGACATAACATTTCTTGTTATGCCGGTGCCCTTGGCTGTCACTCCTTTCAGTCAGGGGCATTTTTATTTTTACAACTTAATGAAATTGAGGTATAATGATTATTATGTTTGATGATATTATAAAAGATTGGAAATGTAGTGGTAAGAGTTGTACGCCTGTCTGTGCTGGCAGACCAAAACAAGATAAAACAGGACATTTGGGTGATACACGATATTATGATTATATGATATGGGATATGTGTAAGGGAAACAAAGAAGATTGCCCATATGAAAGTGGTAAAAGTGGGTGTATCAAATGAAATATTATACAGGGAATATAAAACCAGATAAGGATGTTGTTTTCACATTCGGTTCAAACCCTGAAGGCAGACACGGAAAAGGAGCGGCTTTTATTGCCAGAAAGGTATTTGGTGCAAAGTATGGTCAGGGTGAAGGACTACAAGGTAATTCCTATGCCATACCAACAAAGGACTTGAGAGTAAAAAAGAATAGTGGAATGAAATCAATATCACCATCAAAAATTGTAGACAGTATAAAGGTTTTCTATGATATTGCCAGAGAGAATCCAAATAAGAAATTCATGGTGGCGTATAGAAATACAGATAGAAGGCCATTGAATGGTTATACTGGTATTGAAATGATTAATATGTTTAATAAAGCTGGTAACATACCAGACAATGTTATATTTAGTGAAGAATGGCATAATACAGGATTGATAAAAAGGAGTTAATATATGACAATAGTAGCACATGACGGATGGGGCCTTAGTGAGCGTGGTATAAAAGATGCTCAGAGACATAGAGAAAAAATAGATGAGCAGATACGAAAAAATGTCAGAGATGTCATTGGTGAAGAATCCATTATATCCCATAAAGAAGGTAAAAAGGTAAGAATACCAGTAAAGGGATTGAAAGATTATATGTTTCGTCATGGTATCAATGATGGTACTCAACGAGGTGGTGTAGGTCAGGGTAAAGGAAATCCTGGCGACATTATAGCACGTAAGCCAGGAAACGGTCGGGATGGTAATGACCCAATCGCTGGTAATCAAAAAGGCGAAGAATATATGGAAGTCGAGGTAGATATTGATTATCTCATTCAGATAATGTTTGAAGATTTGGGTTTGCCTTATTTAGAAGAAAAGACAAAAATTGAAACATTGATTCCAGTTGGATGGAAGTTTGATGGACTCACTAAAGTCGGTACTCCGCCAAGAATTCATAAGAAAAAGACAATAACTGAATCATTGAAAAGAACAGCCGCTTATATTGCTGAAATTATGGAAGAAACAAAATGTGAAATGTTGACAGCAGAGAAGGCGTTAGTTCAAGCAGAGGGTGATTTGGAAGATGCAATCGAACTTGTAAAACAAAATAAAGTCAAAGATGATGTAGATACTTCTTTATTGTATATTGAAGATGATGATTTGAGGTATAAACAAGTAACAGAGGAATTTGAACCACATAGTAATGCTGTTGTTATAGCCATGATGGATGTCAGCGGTTCTATGACACCGGATAAAAAATACTTAAGTCGTTCATTTTTATTCTGGATGACAGAATTTTTGAAAAAAACATATGAAAATGTTCAGATAAGATTCATAATTCATACAACAGATGCTAGATTAGTTGATGAAAATGATTTTTTCAGAAAGGCAGAATGGGGTGGAACGATATGTCATACAGCTTTTGACTTGGCTAATTATGTCCTTCAAACCGAATTTCCTATTGACCAATGGAATAGGTATTGTGTGTATGTGAGTGATGGTGATGCTTTTGACCCTGATGAAACAATGGTATCTGCAAAAACTTTAATAAATAATGGTCTGAATATGCTAACATATCTTGAAGTAAAACCGACAGACAATGAGTATGGATATATGTACAGCAGTGGAATTTTACTACATGAATTTAGAAAGATATTTCCAATGATTGCATCTGCTGTGGATGGAAAAACGTTTTTCAAGGATGAAGAGCATCATTTTATTGCTGGTGAAATAAAAGGTAGAGACTATGTGTATCCTATGCTGAAAGCAACTCTTTTTGAAAAGAAGAAATAATGAGATTTTTAACAATTGAAAAAGTAAAAAATTATGTTGAAAGTGTTGATGGTTACAAATTAATATCAACAAAATATGATAATTCAAAAACAAAATTAACATTACAATGCCCAAAAGGCCATATTTTTCAAATGAGATATAACGACTTTCAACAAGGACAAAGATGCCCAAAATGTTCTTGCAAGTGTAAATTTACATATGAATACGTAAAAGAATACATTGAAAGTCGTGGGTACACACTGTTATCACATGAATATACAAAAAATACCGACAAATTACATGTACGATGTGATAAAGGACATCTAGTTGATATAAAATTTTCAACTTTTAAAGTAGGTCAACGATGTCGTATATGTGCAGGCAATCAGCGTCATTCATATGAATATGTAAAGGAATATATTGAAAAAGAAGGGTATATCTTAATATCAACAAGATACATCAATGCTCTCAAGAAGATTAAGATAAAATGCCCAAGAGGTCATATTTTTCAAATGTCATTTAATGGATTTAAATATGGTTACAGATGTGTAAAATGTGCCATTGAAGATGGTGGGTCAACACCCGAAAAGGAAATACTTTCATATATAAAAGAACACTACAATGGTGTAATAATACCAAATGACAGGGAAACAATATATAACTATTGGACTAAGAAATGGCTTGAATTGGACATCTATTTACCAGAACTTAAAAAAGCGATAGAATATAATGGAGAATATTACCATAAGAGTGATAATGCAAAATGGTTGGATATGATAAAAAAGAAAAGATGCCGCCAACTAGGTATAGATTTATTGATAATTAATGATAATGAATGGATGATAAATAAAGATTTTTCAATAATAGATAATTTTATAAAAAGGAGTAATGACTAGATATGGAAACTAATGATATTAAAAGACTTATAAAGTTGGAAGATAAGATAAACAGGGTTGTTACAGATATGGGATATCCATTCATTCCTATTGAATGGGATATAATTCCAGAACAGAAAATGTGGGAGATACTTGCATACAGAGGCCCAACACAGATAAGTAATTGGAAGTTTGGTAGGGACTATGAGAAACAAAGAACTATATTTGAATATGTGAGTAACCATCTTCCCTATGAATGTGTTATATATGGCGACCCATGTAGGGCGTACTTAATGAAATCCAATACATTTGCTGTTCAAACACTGGTAATGGCTCACGTTGTAGGACATAGTGTTTTCTTCAAAATGAATAAAATGTTTGAGAAATCCCGTATTGATTTGATGATAATGTTATCTGAAGCAAATCAAAGGGTGGCTGAATATGAAAAACTGTATGGACTCAATGAGGTAGAAAGAACCATTGATGCTGGGCATGCTATACAAATGCATAGTTCACCATTTCATACAGAAACAGAAGAAGAAAAAAGGGTTCGTGTATATAATCAGTTGAAGGAACAACACAAACCTAGAAATTCAGAGTTTGCTGATGTTTTACTGGGTAATCCCAATGAAAAGGATGACGTTGACCATTATAATCGTCAATTATCCAGAATGGTAAAAATGATGACTCCTGTTGAGCCCACAGAGGATTTATTGAGATATATTATTGATAATTCATCTGTATTGGAAGATTGGCAAAAGGATATTCTGGAAATCATTCGGGCAGAAGGTCAGTATTATTGGCCTATTATACGAACTAAGTACATGAATGAAGGATTTGCGTGCTATATTCATGAAAAAGTTATGGATATTTTATTTCGTGATGGTGATTTGACTGCTAGTGAGCATGGTCAGTATAACTATTCAAATTCATTGGTGAAAGCACAGAGCCGTATGTCAATGAATCCATATTTGATAGGTTCTCATATATGGAAAGTGATTGAAAACCGATGGAATAAAGGACATCATGGGCCTGAATGGTCTGATTGTACCGATGCTAAAAAGAGAGAGGAATGGGATGATAAATCTATGATGGGGGCGGAAAAAATAAAAGATGTCATGCCAACATACACTGATTGGATGTTCTTTCAAGATTTTTTAACACCTGATGTCATTGATGAATTAGATTTATACATATATGTGGAAAAACAATATTCTGATGGTACAATTTATTACATAAGAACTAACCACACAGCCGATGAAGTAGGACAGATTATTATTAATTCATTTTCTAATAGTGGAATACCAAAGATTGAAGTAACAGATGGTAATTTTGGTAACGGTGCTGGCCATTTATTTTTGACACATAGGTTTTCAGGTTCACCACTTGACCAGAAATACACAGAAGAAACAATGAAGCACATATGCTACTTGTGGGGACGTGACGTATATTTGAAAACTCAAATTGGTGATAAAGAAGTAATAGCAAAAGTTAGCAAAAATATATAAATAGTCAATAATTTACAATTATACACTATCTCTTATAAATACTTTACAATAGAAATATTGTGAGGTATTTTTTTGCATGGGTATCAAATATACAGATTTTATCAAAAAACCAAATTTAGAATTGGAATATACTCCTGAAATGTTGGTTGAGTTACAAAAATGTGCTGAAGATATATGGAATTTTCTTCCATATGTAAAAATTGTTCATCCAGATAGAGGGGTTATAACATTTAATCCTTACGATTTTCAAAAACACATCTTAAAAAATCTCCAAAAACATCGTTTTCATGTAATACTTTGTGGTAGACAGCTTGGCAAAACAACTGTAATTTCTATATATGCGTTGTGGTTTGCAATTTTTAATGCCGATAAGACCATAGGTATTGTTTCAAACAAACAGTCATCAGCCATTGATATTCTGAAACGATTGAAGAAAACATATGAAGAATTACCTGTTTGGTTGAAGCCAGGAATAATAGAATGGTCAAAAACATTTGTTACATTTGACAATGGGACACAGATTATGGTATCTGCCACATCAGAAGATGCCTTTCGTGGTAGAACATTGAATATATTATTTTGTGATGAATACGCCTTTGTTCCAAAAAATATTGCTGATGCATTTTGGGCTGCTAACTATCCTACAATATCATCATCAGTTGATGCTAAAATTATCATTATTAGCACACCAAATGGAATGTTCAATCAATTTCATACCATATATAGTCATGCAGAACGTGGGGAGAATGAGTTTATTTCTCTGAAATTTGATTGGAGAGCAAATCCTGAACGTGATGAAGCATGGGCAACAAGTCAGAGAAAAAATCTTGGAAATAAAAAATTTACACAAGAGCATTTAGTTGAGTTTCTAGGGTCAACAAACACAGTTATATCACCTGATGTAATGGAATATTTGTTTACACAGTATGAATCACCTATACATATTGATATGAATGGACGTTTTAGAATATTTGAAAAACCAGAAAGAGGTTGTAGATATGTTTTGGGATGTTTACCACCATATGAAAAAGTTCGTACTAACAATGGAATCAAAGACATTATTGACGTTTTACCAACAGATAATTTATATGATGAAAATGGTAATGAAACTAATATAAAAAATATTCAAGTATATAAAGATTTTGAAGGTGATATTTATGATATTGAAACATACGGGTCGGTAAGAAAAACAAAATTCACAAGTGAGCATCCTATATTTGTATCACACCAACCTAAAAAAATGAAAAGAATGAGAAATCACCCAATATATGGAACAAACCGATATAGAGATTTTAATTTTCAATATACAAAGGCAAAAGATGTAAATATAAATGATTGGATATGTTTTCCAAATATATATAATAAAGCAATTTCATTGGATGAATTGGATAAAAAATGGGAAAAATATAATAACATTACAAGAACCGATTTCAGGTTAATAGATAATCCATTAAAAGATAAAGATTTTTGGTGGTTTATTGGTATGTGGCTTGGTGATGGATGGATACAAAATAGAAATGATCGTTTTAGCATACATACTTGCCATAATGCTAAAACGGAATCTCATTTTGCAGAAAAAGTTAAAAGTGTTATGAAAAAATATGGTAGATGTGTGTATGTGAATCAAAAAGAAATGGATAGGTTTAGCATACATACTTGCCATAATGCTAAAACGGAATCTCATTTTGCAGAAAAAGTTAAAAGTGTTATGAAAAAATATGGTAGATGTGTGTATGTGAATCAAAAAGAAATGTCATCCGTAATATATACAAAATTTAATAGCAAACAAATACATCATTTTTTACAAGACACATTTGGTCAATATTCACAAGGAAAGTATATATCAGAATGGGTTAAATACATACCAACAGAATATAAACAAGAACTAATTCGTGGATATATTGATAGTGATGGGTGTATTTTATATAAAAATGATAGATGTAGGGTATCAATAGTCAGTATATCATTATATCTTATGGAGGATATTCAAGACATACTATACTCACTAGGGTATATTTCATCTATTGGTTTATTGAGAAATGAAGGTAATCATAGTATATGTAAACGCATATATAATACAAAAAAAACATATCAACTCACATTACATAATTATGATAGTGTAAATCTTTTGAATAATCTTAACTATAAAGATTTTGATATAACAAAAATAAGGAGTATGAGAAATAGAAATAAAAGATACTGTTATTTCAGTGATGATAAAACACAAATTTATATAAGGATAAAAAATATTGTAAAATCACAATATATAGGTGATGTTTATAATTTTGAAACAGAGTCACATACTTTTTTATGTCATAGTCTGACTACACATAACTGTGATGTTGCGAAGGGCACAGGAGAACATGATTCTGTATGTCAGGTATTAAAATTCATATCACTTGACCCTATAAAATTTGAACAAGTTGCTGTATTTCAGAACAATTTTACTGATGTTTATTCATTCTCTGACATAATAAATAGAATAAGCATCTATTATAACAATGCATACATAATGGTTGAAAATAATGCTGAAGGTGCTGCTGTTGTTAATAAACTATGGTGGGATATAGAAACTGAAAATTTGGTTAATACTGGAGCAAAGGCAGTAAATCTAGGTATTAGGGCAACAAAAAACACAAAACCAAAAGCAGTCCTATTGATGAAAAAGGTTATTGAAGATAATTGTTTGAAGATAAGAGATAAGGAAACAGTAGAACAATTAGCGTCATTTATTGAACAGAATGGTAAATTTTTTGGTAAAGATTTAGGTGATGACTTAATAAGTGCTCTATACTGGGCTGTATACGTTACACAAATGGATGTTTTTGATGAGACAATCAGCTTGAAAACTGGAAATGATGGGGAAAGTGAAGAAGAAATATGGGGTGTCCTATCAGATATTCACAGTGAAGCAGAAGAAGATTTCAAATGGTTAGATGATATTTTATCCTAATAACATAAATAAGAGTATAAATCTAAACGTATGAGGTACTAAATGAGAAAAGAAGATTTAGTTGAAAAAATAAAAAGAAGATTAGGACATCCTATGATTAAAATTGAGCTAGACGATACTCAAATTTTTGACAATATTGACTACACACGACAAAAATATATAAAATGGGCTACTGGAAATGCAACACAAGAAACATGGATGACTCTATTGCTTAGAGGTGGTCAGACCATATATGACCTACCTTCTGGTGTTACTGATGTATTGAGTTACAATGTACAGACATTAGGTTCTATTCATACACTATTTACGATTGAAAATTACCTATATCAAATGGGTATGTTTGACCAAATATTGATGAGAGGTGGTGGAGATGATTACACTTTAGTATCATATCACATAGCCAGAGGATTCTTAGACACAGTTAGACGATATGTTGTTGATTCTTATAATTTTAAATATCATAGATATACAAATCAATTAGAAATTAGCCCTCCACCACCATCAAGTGCTGAAACAACGGTGACAAGTGCCGGCCCATCAGGTGCTGTATATGTAACAAATACGCCGGGATATATATTATTGAGAACATATCAAATTGAAGGAACAGCAGAGGATATGTATGAAAATAGCTGGTTCTTGGACTACGCAACAGCTTTGACGAAAGTAAGTCTTGGTAGAGTAAGGTCAAAATTTGCTAATTTTTCTGCTGTTGGTAGTAATGTTGGTCTGGCTTTGGATGGAGATACTTTATTACAGGAAGGACAGGCAGACCTTGAACGGCTTGATGAAGCATTACGCAGCGAAGAATGCTGGGATGGGCTAGGAATTTACTTGGGTTAATAAGGATTTCTGGGTGTTGGTATTTATTTTGGTTATTATCATAAATACTTCTAACAACAAATAGGAGGTATTTGTATGATAGTGTATAAAGCTGTTAATAAAATAAATGGTAAATGTTATGTGGGTCAAACAGTAAATACTTTACATAAGAGAAGTATGTCACATATAAGAACTGCTAAAAACAAAGAAAAGGATTACCCATTTCATAGAGCGCTTATCAAATATGGTGAAGATTCTTTTGAATGGTCTGTAATATGTGAATGTAATACAAAAAAAGAAATGGATGAAAAAGAGAGTTTTTACATAAAAGAGCTAAAAAGTCATGTATCAGATAACGGCTACAATCTTACATTAGGTGGTGAAGGTAATTTAGGATGGATACCATCAGAGGAAACAAAAAGAAAGATAAGTGAAGCAAATAAAGGAAGAAAATGTAAACCATTTACACAAGAGCATAAGGAAAAGTTAAGTTTATGCCAGATAGGTAAAAAACGACCATATCAAATGGGTGAAAATAATGTTTCATGTAGGCCAGAAGTTAGAGAGAAAATAAGTAAGGCCCTGAAAGGAAAAAAGAAACCATATCTTGCAGAGAGAAATAAGTTGAATAGAGGAAAAACATATGATGAAATATATGGGAAAGATAAGGCTGATGAGATACGAGAAAAAAAAAGAAAAAACGGTGGCAGAAAGAAAAAATATATTTCAAATTTAGGATAATAACAATATGAAATTACGTAGAAATATAGGGTCTGCGAAACCACAATTAGAAACATATAATGTAAAAACTAATCCTGAATATCAGTTAGCTGAAAATATAGCAGCCGAATTTACTGATATAAGTGGAATA